AGACCACCAGCGAAATGGATTAAAATACGATAACCAACTCATATTATTAATTGTGAATTATTAGTTTTAGTTTGTACTTACACAAAGTATTTACTACTACTTATTAAATAAACAATATTATTTTTATTTTATTATTTATATTTTAAGCATTGTATTATTAAAAAATTCCTCAACAAGTCCTTTATAATAAGGTAAATTTTCTTCTATCCTATACAAATCAGCAGTCGATTTAGAATATAAATCACATTTTTGATGTGCTATCAACCATTTTAAATTGTTTTTATCTAAATTGGAAGCCAAGTGTGAATAGGCTTGTTTTTGATGCCAAGGATAGAAAGAATGATATCGAACTATGTAAGAACTTAGTTTGGGCATCCGATGTTTCTCTCTATTTATATCCATTATTTTTGCCCAATATTCATCATGCCCCCAAGCCATCATTACATTATCGAATCCACAATTTGGTTCATAGATACCATATTTAGTTTTAAAGTTAGGATTATAAAAATCTGGATTTTCCTGAAAGTATTTATAAAAAATATTTGCTTCACTAAATTGACAACCAACTGGAAACGTATCACCAGCAATTGCCCAATCATATTTTTCCCATAATCCCAATAATTTTCCGAAATCGTGGAAAAAACCAGTCAAATGAAGCCATTTATATTTTTCATTAGGAAATTGAGAACGTAATGCTTCTGCTGTCTGTAAAGCATGATACATCTGAACATCATCAGTATCGGGATCCGTATCATCCTTTTTTGTTTTTAGATATTTATAAATATCCCAAAAATCCATTGAACCTCTTTTTTCATATTCTGATTTAGGTCCGTTACCAAAATATCGTTCATGTTGTTCTCTTACATAATAGTAAGTTTGATAGGTATGTTGATTTTGATAGGTTTTAGCCACACGTTTTTGATAAGGTGAATCAGTATAATTTCGAAAATCTTGTTCTTGTTTCTGATCCCGAAGAAGTTGTTCTTGATTGTTCATTGACTATAAAATTTAATATAGATTTCAATATATTGTACAAGTACTTTCTAGTTATTATTTACGTTTATAAAATTCTTAATTTCATATACGAATTATATTTATTCTTATCTATTATAATTTATTTTTAGTGAAACAAAGTGACAATTGAAAATCCACCAAATTTTTGATTATATGTTTTATTAACAGATTAGTCAATCACTTATTTACTAAAATTTTTACTCAATTCATTCAATTCATTATTATTTTTTTTCTTTATTCCTTTCTGAATTAGGGACAGGATCTGGAACCTCATTTACAGTTCCACTCTTTATTTTCTTTGTTTCCTTCTTTGATTTTTTAGGTGGTTTTACTTCTTTTACTTCATTAACCAATGCGCTTTTGGATTCTGATGGGACTGAAGGATATCCTTGTATTTTTGGTGACCACCAGACGACTCTATCATTTTCATCATTCCATGATTTAACTGGATTTCCTTTTGGATCTTCTTTACGTTTGTATACTTTAAAAGCATTATAAAATTTATAATTTTTCATTTGGCGATCATATGCTTCAAAAATTTCTTTTTTAGAAGCAGTGTATAATCTTTTTAATTGGGCTTCTGTGAGTGAACCCATTTTGAGAAAAGGTGAAAGTTTAGCAGTGTATAGAATTTCCGCACGTAGATAATTACCTATACCTGACAGTTTTTTCTGATCAACCAAGAAACGATAGAGTGGCCAATCTTTCACTTTTGGGTTAGTTGCAATTTTTTTAAATATTGCATAACTAATACTTTCATCCAAAAACGATGGACCTAAACTGGCTACTTTTTTATTCATTTCACTGGGATTATTACACAATATAACATTTCCAAAATTACGTGGATCATTAAAAAATATACTTTTACCATCTTCACGAATAAACTCTACATTATTATGTTTTTCATCTTCTTTTGTAGTGAGTCCTCCCGCCATTCCAAGTGTAAACCAAATATACCAATTGTTTTCGAGAATCATATAAATAAATTTTCCCTTACATTTAGCTTTTTTAACAGTTAAAGGAAGAACAGATCTAAGCTTATCTAAATCTTTTATTCCTTTTTCTTTTTTACTATATTTGCCTCCATGAATTTTAATATCAACCAGCATATTATCAGTCATAAAATCATCCAAATCATTACAATACAATTTGACTTCAGGACCTTCGGGCATTTATCTATTCTATCTATTCTATCTATTATACCTACAATAAATTTATATAAATCAATACAATATTTTATTGTTCTTTTTTTAAGTTTAATATTGACATGTTTAACTTAGAAATAATAAATTGAAATACGGTCATTATATTGCACTTGTACGTAACGGTAATCTTCTTTCTTTAGGAATAGATTTATATATTTGATAATATTGAAAGTCTTTTTCGTATACTTTTTTCAAAAAATCTATACTTTCGTTTGAAAGCTGTTTTTCTATGGAGGATCTCTCCTTATACGCAGTATTTTCCATAGGAATATCACTATCACCATATCCTAATTTACTTAATAAATAATACATTTCCTCATTATAATTATCAAAAATTATGATATAAAATGGTTTATCAATCCATTTATATTGTGGTGTATAAGTCCATTTATATTCCAGAATTTGTTTATCAATATGATGTTTCTTATTTTTATTTTTCATTTCATTCATTAATATGTCGTAGTGAGGATGTGATGGATCTTTCCAAACTCTAATCCATGATTCAGGTGTTATCAATCCATGTTCTATTAAAACTTTTACATTAGGAAGATGTGAGGCTTTTTCAATACAATGATAAACAGCAGAAATAAATCTGTCTATTGGATTTCTCAAAATTATCATTTGGTTTTTTCTATTTTTAATTGATAACCCATGATATGCATGTAGTATTGATGGACATTTCATTTTTTCAACAGAAGTACCACCATTTTTGGGAATGTGAATAAAATTAATTACGTCATTTTTATTGTTAGAAGCATTTTCTGTTAAAGATGTTGTCATATTTTTATTTTCACTATTTTAGATGTGGTCAATTAATTTTTATTTAAATTAATATTTTTATTTAAATTAATATTTTTATTTAAATTAATATTTATATTTAAATTAATATTTATATTATGATAGATAAGTATAAATAGAAAAATCTATGTTTCTAATATGATGAGTGCTTCTAACAAGTACACAGATAGCTTTGATGCTACAATGAATAAAAATAATAAAAATAATACAGTGATTCAAAATGGAGTTAATCCTAAGTTAAAAATGGGTTCAAAAGCAGATCCATATGATATTCTTATTATTGGTGCTGGAATTGCTGGATTAGCTACAGCACATGACTTAAAAAAACGTAATCCTAATCTAAGCATTCTCATTTTAGAAAAAAGTAGTCGATTAGGTGGACGTATTCGCTCCCAATATATTCCTAAGTTAGACCACAATTTTGAAGCTGGAGCAGGACGAATATCATATGCACACACTAATACAATTAATCTACTTAATGAACTTGATTTAAGTAGTGATATTGAAAAAATTACTAATAAACGCGACTATATGTTACGAAATAACTACACATTATTGACTTCAAAAAATATAGAGAAAATTAACGAATTATACAATATTCGTTCTGATGAATTTCCACCTAAAGTTCATCGTTATATTCAGGAAGTCATTCGTAAAAGTGAGGAGTTACCACCTTATCAGATCAGACAGCTCACATTCCAAGCATTATGTCAGGAATTTTTAACATCTGAAGCTATTCAATTTATTATTGATGCTTTTGGTTATAATGCTGAATTTGAAACTCTTAATGCTTGGGACGCGATCCAAGTATTTAAAGGAGATTTTAGTGAAGAAAATCAATATTTCCTTGTCAAACGTGGATTAAGTGAATTAGTTTATAGATTAGCTGATAAATTAATTGCTCAAGGAGTTGAAATTCACAAAGAATCAATGTTATTTAATTTCTTTTGGGATAATAAACTTCGTCTTCTTAAAGCACAAATAGATCGTTTAGATACTGAACGTAATGAGGATATATTTGCCAAAAAAATTGTACTGGCTTTACCTACTGAAGCTCTAACACTTATTCCAGGTCTTTATCATTATCATAGTGATATTAAATCAGTAGACACTATTCCATTAATGCGTATTTATGCTGTTTATCCTCGTAAAAATGATGGTAAAGTTTGGTTTCATGATATTCCGAATGTAACTACTGATAATATAATTCGACAGATTATTCCCATTAGTTATGAAAAAGGAATTGTTATGATTTCATATTCTGATTCTCGTTATGCCAATATGTGGTCTGGATTTCAATCACAAGGTGAAGATGCTTTAGCAGATGAAGTAAATAAACAACTCAAACGTTTATTTCCATACAAACGTATTCCTGAACCTTTAATGCTCAAAGGATATTTTTGGAGTGCTGGTTGTCACTATTGGCTTCCTGGTGTAAATTCTCGTGATATGGCTAAAAAAATGAGACAATTAAATGAAACCGTTCCACTTTATATTTGTGGTGAAGCTTATTCACATCACCAAGCTTGGATTGAAGGCGCTTTGGATACGGCACTTGATGTGGCCCGTCTTATTGAACCTAACGCTCCAAAAGATTATAATAAAATAGAAATCCAAGAACTCAAAGCGAATTCAGATGAAATTGAAAAAATTTTAATCGAAAATCAAAATTTAGATAATATTCCTCGCGAACCTGAAGATCAGCAAGAAGTTTTACAAACTCCAAATCATAATGTCGAAAAAATAGATACTAATGGTGATAAATTGCCTTCATGGAACCAACAAACTCTCGACAATGAACAACCTAAATCATATGATACACGAAACCTTATTGAAGAAAAAGAAATCATAAAACAAGAAAACCGAAATCAACAACAAAAACCATTGAACAAAAATAATTCAAATGATATTTCTTTTCGTATTGGGTCAAACGGAACCAAATATTTCAAAATGAAAGAGGTTTCTAAACATAATCGTCCCTCTGATGCATGGATGGTCATTAACGGTAAAGTGTACAATGTAACTTCATGGATTCCTCAACACCCAGGTGGTAAAGTAATTCTCAATGGAATTGGTAAAGATGCTACTTCATTATTTAATAGAATCGGACACAGTCAACATGCTCATCAAATTCTTAACAAATACTATATTGGAAATCTTGACCAATAACAATTGATTTAACTAATATTAGTCTATACAATGTAGGTTATCGTATAGACTAGTATTTTCTTTTATATGTTTTTTGACTTATGTTACAAAAGTTGGATCAACAACTATATTGTTATTACTACTTTTATTTGAGACTAATTGATATTGAGTAGATGAAGTGAGAGCGTATAGAATAATGAAATCCAAACAATCTGACATTATTTGGTATCTATTCGAAATAATTTCGAATATAATTTGGATAAGTATCCATTTTTTTACGAGCTAATGGAAATTTCTGTATCTTATCTGGAAACATCATGTAAATCATTCAAATGACAATACAATCTAAGAAACTACCGACAATTCTTTCACTATGCGTTGAAATGCGAGTTAAATATTAGAACTAGCAAAGATAACTCTTTACAAGCGGTGATGCTATTCCATAAGTATACAGTAGTATATATCGAGCTTATTTTATATTTATCAAATAAATTTTTGTAATAATAAACAACACACTATTTGGTTTAAAAACACACCTCTCATTATTACAGAATAGGTGTATAAATTTAATTTTAGTAAATATATTTTAAAT